CGCTACTCTGAATTTGTCACCTGGCAACGCTACTGCCTTTGCTGGAACGCCGGAAGACAAGCAACTAAAGGCGTTTTACGGCAAGCCGCTGAAGTCCCGCGAGTCTGACCGCCCCAAGGTGCGCTATTGCAAGATCAACGGCTACGAAATCCTTGAGCAACGCGAGTGGGTAGGCAAGTGGATACCTGTTATTCGCATTGTCGGCAACGAGTTTGAGGTAGATGGCCGTCTGTACGTCAGTGGACTGGTGCGAAATGCCAAGGACGCCCAACGGATGTACAACTATTGGGTGTCTCAAGAGGCAGAAATGCTGGCCTTGGCCCCCAAAGCTCCGTTTATCGGCTACGGTGGGCAGTTTGAGGGCTACGAGGACAAGTGGAAGACCGCCAACACCCAAAATTGGCCGTATTTGGAGGTCAATCCTGACGTTACAGACGGCCAAGGCACTGCTTTCCCACTGCCACAGCGTGCCCAGCCTCCAATGGCCTCCAGCGGCCTATTACAGGCCAAAGCGGGGGCGGCAGAGGACATTAAGTCAACGACAGGCCAATACAACGCTTCTTTGGGCATGGGTTCCAACGAGCGCTCAGGAAAGGCCATTCTTGCGCGTCAGCGTGAGGGCGATGTAGGTACTTACCACTACGGCGACAACTTAGCCCGTGGTGTGAGGCACATTGCGCGGCAGTTGGTGGACATGATCCCCAAGATTTACGACACGCAACGCATTGCTCGCATCATTGGCGAAGACGGCGAGACGAAGATGGTCAAGATTAACCCTGACCAGCCGCAGCCGGTCCAGAAGATTGTTGACCAGCAGGGCATTGTGATTGAAAAAATTTACAACCCTGGTGTGGGCAAGTACGATGTGGTGGCTACCACCGGCCCAGGCTACGCGACCAAGCGCCAAGAGGCGCTGGAGGCTATGGCCCAACTGTTGCAGGGCAACCCGCAGCTTTGGACCGTGGCCGGTGACCTGTTTGTCAAGAACATGGACTGGCCTGGTGCCCAAGAAATGTCTAAGCGCTTTGCCAAGACCATTGACCCCAAGTTGATGAGCGATGGCGAGGACAACCCAGCACTGGCCGCCGCACAGCAGCAGATGCAGGCTATGGGCGCGGAAATGGAGCAGATGCACCAGATGCTCCAGAACGTGTCTAAGTCTATGGAGGCGCAGGACATGAAGCGCAAGGACTATGAGGCTGAGATCAAAGCCTACCAAGCTGAAACGCAACGTATTTCTGCGGTTCAGGCTGGTATGTCGCCAGAGCAGATTCAAGACATTGTGATGGGTACAATTGCTGCGGCGCTGGACACTGGCGATTTGATTGGTCAGATGCCTAGCCGTGAACTAATGCAAGAAGAACCAATGCAAGGGATGCCACAATGAAATGCAATGACTTCATAGGAATGCTGTTTTTGGCGCGAGATGTTGCCCACTCGGTGCATCTCAATACCCGCAGCTTTTCCAAGCATATGGCGCTCAGTACGTTCTATGACGAGATCATTGATCTGGCTGATGGATTTGCTGAAGCCTACCAAGGGCGCAAGGGTTTAATTGGCCCAATCTCTCTAATGTCGGCCAACAAGACCACCAACATTGTTGAATTTTTGCAAGGTCAACTGGAAGAAATTGAAGCCTGCCGGTTTGAAATATGCGACAAGACAGATACCCCTTTGCAAAATCTGATTGATGGCATTATTGAACTTTATTTGTCCACACTCTATAGACTTAGGTTCCTAGCATGATCAAAATTAACTTCACCATCAAAGGCTTCTCGGATGCCTTGCACTTGGCTGACGACCACGGCCTGACCGACGTTGAGATTGAGGCTATGAAGCAGGCCCGCTATGACAAGTGGAGAGACTTCATTGACAACCCACCGCCCGTGGTTGATGAACCTGTGGTTGAGGAGTAGTCATGGCGAATAAATATTGGGCGGCTGGCGTTTCTGGAAATTGGAATAGCATTACAAGCTGGTCTGATTTTGCAATTGGCACTCCAGCCGGTGCTGTTGTCCCCGGCGCTGGGGATGCTGCAATTTTTAACGCTGCATCGGGCACTGTCACAGCCACGCTTGACATCAGCCCAACGATTCAGACCCTGACCTGCACCGGCTTCACCGGCACACTTGCTTTTGGCACAAACACCATCTCGCTAAACAGCACGGGTACGGTGTTCACTGGCGCTACGACCATGACGGTCACGGGTACGCCGTTGATTATTCTTACAGACCCCGGTTCAGTGGCAAGAACGGTTAATATTACCGCAGTAACGGAAGCCAACAGTATTTCTGTTAATGTGACCGCAGGAACCGGAAGTTTAACTTTACAAAGTAATAGTGGTTTTAGAAATATAGACTTAACTGGTTTTGGAGGCACTTTAGCGTCCACTAATCCAGATATTTATGGAAATTTAACAATACCTTCTTCTGGAGTAACAATATCTCCAAGTGGAACTTTTACATTTAGAGCTACGTCAGGTATTAAAACAATTACTACTAACGGTGTAACGCTTGACCGCGCATTTATTTTTAACGGAGCAGGTGGCACTTTTCAACTTCAGGATGCTTTAAATAATGACACTCGCGCTTGTACGCTTACCGCCGGTACGTTGGATTTAGGTAATCAAACGCTGACTTGTAATTCTTTTAGTTCAAACAACACCAACACTCGCGTAATAGCATTTGGTACAGGAAACATTACCATTACTGGTGTATCTGGAACTGTGTTTGCTGGCCCAACGTCTGCAAATACTGGATTAACAACTACTGGCACTGCTCAAGTTAACGTAACGGGTAACGGGATAACTACACGAACAGTTAACCCCGGCAACGCAGCAGCCATCACTGGTTTTATTTCATTTACCATTAGCAATGGAAGCGATACAATAAATTCCTCTGCTGGTATGACATTTAACAATCTTACATTTACCAGTGGCTTTACAGGAACTTTTGGAAATGTTTCTAGAAGTATTTTTGGCAATCTAACTTTAGACCCTGCCATTACTTCTTTTTCTTCTGGCGCGTCCGCACTTACGTTTACCGGAACCGGAAGCCAAACCATAACCACTGCAAGTGAAACAATAGATTGTCCTATTACTTTTAACGGCATAGGAGGTACGTTTGCTTGCCAAGATGCTTTGACGCTAGGCTCTACTCAGCCACTTACCCTGACCAACGGCACCCTGAAACTGAAGTCCGGCACAACCAGTACCGTCGGTTCTTTTGTCACTTCTGGTACAAACCAAAAGTACTTGGGCAGCACAAGCTCTGGCACACAAGCCACCATTAGTGACGCAAGTGGCACTAACTCAGTAAGCTACCTCACCATCCAAGATAGCAATGCTACAGGAGGGGCCAATTGGTATGCTAATGACCCAACAAACGTAAATGCAGGCAATAACACAGGCTGGATTTTCTTTCCTACTCCTGCTGACAGCAATGAAATTACAATGCGTCTGCGCTCATTCACTCAACCTCGGAGATTTTAATCATGACCATGAATTTGAAAGCTGTAACGACCTGCATGGGTTACCAGCAAATCACCAGCCTGTCTAGCGCTACCAACTTGACGGTCCCTCAAAGAACTCCAAACGGTCAAAACTCCAAGCCGGTGTTTGCGCTGATTGTTGCTGAAGGCCAGGCAGTGCGCTGGCGCGATGACCTAACGTCCCCGTCAGCCTCTGTTGGTATGCCCTTGGCCGTTGGCATCCCGTTGCAGTACGATGGCGACCTGACCAACATCAAGTTCATTGAGCAAGTTGGCGGCGCAATTCTGAACGTCAGCTACTACCTGTAAGGTTAAATTATGGCCGTCAATCTTTCCCCGCTTGCCGGTGCTGGCTGGCAATTCTTTGACAATAGCGGTGTCATATTGTCGGGCGGCCTGCTGTACACCTATGCCGCTGGCACGACCACACCGCAGACCACCTACACCAGTTCCAGTGGCGCAACACCCAATACCAATCCAATTGTCTTAAATTCTGCTGGCCGCACTGCAACTGATGTTTGGCTTACCAGTACTTTGACGTACAAGTTTGTTCTAAAAACTTCTACCGGCACGACCATTGGTACTTACGACAACATATCTAGCGTACCGTCTAGCGTAGCAACTGATTTAACCGCTTTGCAAGCCAGCATAACCGCTTTGCAAGCGGCAGACTTGACGTTTGCCTTGAAGGGTGCTAACACCGACATTACCAGCTTGGCAAGCCCTGCTCTTGCGGGTGCTACGGCGACAACTCAAACTGCTGGCAACAACACCACCAAAGTTGCAACAACAGCGTTTGTCACTACGGCAGTTGGTTCTGACATAATTTCACTTCCAGACCCAACGCTTGCAGCTAACGCAATGACGCTACCAGCGCCTACCTTGCCGATTACTCTTGCTTTTCGATCTAATACTCTTACAACAGGGTTGGCAACTACCGTAACCGGCACACCGGCTGCTTTGGTGATACCTAGCGGCGCTACGCTTGGAACCGCAAACGCTATTAAAAGCACTATTGTTGAGGTGTTAATTAACTACGCAGGGACTTTAGAACGTGCGGTTGTTAATTTGGCAGGCGGTAATGATTTGTCAGAAACTGGTTTGATTACCACTGTTGCGATTGATACTGCTGCTGATTCAGCCAATGTTTTTTACTCTACAACAGCCAGAGCTAGTGTTGCTTACCGAGTAGTACGAACTATTACTTCTACCCAGGCGACTGCTGGTGCTTGGGCGACTACACCAAGCGCAGTTCAAGGTGCTGGTGGTAATGCTCTGACTTCAATGAGTTCGTTAGGATACGGGCAGACTTGGCAAGACGTAACGGCAAGCCGCGTTGCTAGTACTCAGTATTACAACACTACTGGTAAACCAATTGAAGTTGCTATTACCACTAACGGCGATGGCAATTTTGATGTTAACGGTGTAACTTATATGCGCCTTACTGCTGGCACTAGTGCCCGTGGTGCAGGTTCTCTTATTATTCCTCCAGGTGCTAGGTATGCGTTTAGCGACACCGCCCTTTATTGGTCTGAACTGAGGTAATACCATGCACTACAAAGCACCTGATAACACCGTCCATTTTCTTGACTCTGCGGAGTATGAAAATCTTCTCCCCGCTGGCTCAATACAAATTACCGATGCTGAAGCAAAAGCAATGCGGCCAAAGCCTTCAGCCCCTGATTACAGCGCTATGCGTAATGCTGCTTTTGTTGCCGAGTCAGACCCAATATTTTTTATGTCGCAACGCGGTGAAGCTACTCAACAGGAATGGCTAGATAAAGTTGCGGAGATTAAAGCACGCTGGCCTTAAACAATATTTAAGGCATAATGCCAAAAAACGTACTGGTGCGTTCACCAGGGAATCCAAGGATTCAGACAAATGACTGATGAAGTCGAAAACCTAGCGGTTACACCCGTGCCAGAACTGGGAGCCACGGCGGCAAATCCAGAACCTGTAGTTGAAACGCCGGAAGTTGAGGCTCCCAAGACATTCTCGCAAGAGGAACTTGATGCCGCAATTGGAAAACGCCTCGCAAGAGAGCAACGGAAATGGGAACGAGATCAAGCGCAACGCCAAGCGGAAACGCAGGTGTTGAGGGCGCCAGTTGATGATTATTCCGCAGAGGCTAACCCCGATGCACTAGTCTTGCAAAAGGCTGAAGAAATCATTGCTAGGCGTGAGGCTGCTAAACAGCAGTCGCAAGTTCTTGAAAGCTATCAGGAGCGTGAAGAAGCAGCGCGGGACAAATACACCGACTTTGAACAAGTTGCGTATAACCCCAAGTTGAGTATCACAAACGTGATGGCTGAAACAATCCAGTCTTCGGACATTGGGCCTGAGTTAGCTTACTACCTTGGCTCAAACCCCAAAGATGCACATCGTATTGCCGGTCTGTCGCCACTCAGCCAAGCAAAGGAAATTGGGAAGATAGAGGCCAAATTGGCCGCTGAACCTCCCATGAAGAAGACAACATCTGCGCCAGCGCCGATTACGCCAGTTACTGCACGCTCCTCTGGAGGGCCAGCTTTTGATACTACGGACCCACGGTCTACCAAGACCATGACGGATTCACAGTGGATTGAAGCTGAACGTGCAAGGCAGCGTAAGAAGTGGGAAGCACAAAACCGCTAAGTTAAGACTCTGAAGTCGGGAAAGTCGGCTAAGGAATCTTGATTCCAACATAAATTTGAAAGAAGGTATATTATGAGTAATTCTATCTTAACAATCGACATGATCACGCGCAAAGCGCTTGAGATTCTCGAAAACAACCTAGTGCTTACGCGCAACGTAAACCGCCAATACGATGACAGCTTCGCCGTGCAAGGTGCCAAGATTGGCTCCACATTGCGTATCCGTCTGCCTGACCGCGCTTTGGTCACTGACGGTGCCGCCCTGCAAGTTCAGGACGACAACGAGCAGTTCACCACTTTGTCTGTTGCTAGCCAGAAGCACATTGGTGTTAACTTCACGTCTGCTGAACTGACCATGCAATTGGACGACTTTGCAGAGCGTGTTCTCAAGCCTCGTATTAGCCAGTTGGCCTCCAGTATTGATGCTGATGTTGCCAATGCGTACAAGACCATTGGCAACACCGTCGGCACCCCTGGAACGACTCCTTCAACTTCTTTGGTGCTGTTGCAAGCCCAGCAGAAGCTGAACGAGAACGCTGCTGTGATGTCGCCTCGCTACGCTACCGTCAATCCTGCCGCTAACGCTGGTTTGGTTGAAGGCATGAAAGGTTTGTTCAACCCCACCGACACGATCAGCAAGCAGTTCAAGAACGGCATGATGGGTACTGGCGTACTGGGTTATGAAGAAATCAACATGTCTCAGTCGATCAAGCAGCACACCACGGGTTCGCGTGATGCAGCCGCTGCCACTATTGTTGCTGCTTCGGTGACTTCGGAAGGTGCTTCTACTATCAGCTTGTCGCAAGCCTCTGTAACCACAACCATCAAAGCTGGTGACGTGTTTACCTGCGGTAGCGTCTTTGCTGTGAACCCACAAACCCGTGAAACCACTGGTTCGTTGTTCCAGTTTGTGGCTCTGGCTGATGCAACCGCTGTGTCTGGCACTTGGACCGTGACTGTGGCTCCCATGTACTCTGCTACTAATGCATTGGCTACCATGACTGCCCTGCCACTGATCAACGCTGTTGTGACGTTTGTTGGCACTGCTTCTACGGCTTACGCTCAAAACTTGATCTACCACAAGGACGCCATCACGTTTGCTACGGCTGACTTGTTGCTTCCTCAAGGCGTTGACATGGCTGCTCGCGCAGTGCATAACGGAATCAGCTTGCGTGTTGTTCGTCAGTACGACATTAACAACGACCGTATGCCTTGCCGTATTGACGTTCTCTATGGCTTTAGCACTATCCGTCCACAAATGGCTTGCCGTATGTGGGGCTAAATTGAATGCCCCCTTGGGGGCTTCATTTCGTAACATTTTTTAAAGGAATTTATCATGGCTCTCCCTAATTCTGGCGGTGGATACCAGTTCACCGATGGCAACGTCAACGAAATCATTATGGGCGTTCAAAGCGCACCTCAGACGGCAACTGCTACGGCCACTTTGACCGTTGCACAAGTCACTGGCGGCATCTTGGTTGGCAGCCCGTCCACCACGGCTGCTTCGTACACGCTTCCAACTGCTACTTTGATTGATGCTGCGTTTACCAATGCAAAAGTTAACAGCACGTTTGAATTGCGTGTTATCAACTTGGGTACATCCACTGGGTTGATTACGATGGTTGTCGGCACCGGCATTACTGCTGTTGGTAACTTGGTTGTTGCTATTACCGGCAGTGCCGCAGGTGTTAGTGGTGCAGCGCAGTTCTTGTTCCGCAAGACAGGCGATGCTACTTACACCATGTATCGCGTTGCCTAAATTTAACGGGGGCTTCGGCCCCCATTTTTTAAAGGATTAGAAAATGGGCAATACCAAATCAATCGGCGTCGCGTACAGCGACCAAGACATTGACGGCGGCACTATCGGCGCTGTAACTCCAACAACCGTAGTTGGCACCACTGTTTACGCTACAACCGAAATTGGCTATAGCGCAGCAGCCCAAGGTGCGGTAACGCAGTTGACCAGCAAATCCACAGGTGTAACGCTAAACACTAGTGCTGGACGCATCACAATGAACAACGCAGCATTGGCTGGAGCAACCGCCGTGTCGTTCATTTTGACTAACAGCTTAATCTCGGTCAATGACACAATTATTGTGTGTGTCTCTAGCAATACTACTGGTAGTGCTGCTGGGGCTTATACGACTTACGTTTCATACTTGGCTGCTGGTTCTGCGTTGATCACGTTGCGAAATTTGACTGCCGCTACTTCCTATTCGGAAGCAGTGATCATCAACTTCAGCATCATTCACGGCGCGTCTTAAAAAGAAGGGGGCGTAAAAACCCCCCTTTTTTAACATGATCATCTACCTAATGCACCCCGTCCACGGGCGAAAAGTTGCCACTATGGAACTTGAAGCCGAGTACGATGAGAAAAACGGCTGGTCGCGGTACAATCCTGATACGCTTGTAGAGGCGGCTCCTGTCAATATGTTGGAAGTGGCTTTGGGAACAAAGCGCAAATATACCCGTAGGACGATAACTGAAGGAGTCTAAACATGGCAACATACACCGCAGCAGACCAAATAAATCGTGCGCTTCGATTGCTTGGCATCTTAGCTGAAGGTGAAACGCCATCGGCAGCTACCTCGCAAGATGCTCTGGTTGCCCTGAACCAGATGATTGAATCGTGGTCAACTGAACGTCTGTCGGTGTTCAGCACCCAAGATCAAATGTTTACTTGGCCTGCTGGCTTTATCAACCGCACTCTTGGCCCAACAGGCGATTTTGTAGGCAATCGGCCTATCTTGCTGGATGACGCGACCTACTACCGCGACCCAGGCACCAACGTCAGTTTTGGCATAAAAATGATTAACCAACAGCAGTACGATGGTATTGCTGTTAAAACGGTTACATCCACTTACCCGCAAGTGCTGTTTACCAACATGTCATACCCAGATATTGACATGTACATCTATCCACGTCCTACACGGGATTTGGAATGGCATTTTATTTCGGTGGAAGAACTGACTCAACCAGCCACCTTGGCAACTGACATCTTGTTTCCACCAGGATACTTGCGTGCGTTTACCTACAACTTGGCGATGGAGTTTGCGCCAGAGTTTGGCGTGGAGCCAAGCCCACAAGTGCAGCGCATTGCTATGACGAGCAAGCGCAATCTCAAGCGCATCAACAACCCAGATGACATTATGTCCATGCCGTACTCGTTGGTGGCTACCCGTCAACGGTTCAATATTTACGCTGGCAACTATTGATGAAAACCCCAATTCTCGGATCGTCGTATGTTGCCCGTAGCATCAATGCTGCGGATAACCGCTGCGTCAATTTGTTCCCAGAAGCCATCCCAGAGGGCGGCAAAGAGGCTGGGTTCTTGAACCGTGCCCCAGGGCTTAACTTTCTGCAAACTGTAGGCACCGGCCCCATCCGTGGGCTGTGGGCGCACCAGACCAACGGCACCGACTTCTACGTTGTCTCGGGCACTGAGGTTTACAAACTTACTGGGTTGACAGCTACACCTGTCAAGATTGGCGATGTGTCAGGCACCGGCCCCGTGTCAATTGCCGACAATGGTGCAGTGCTGTTCTTTGCCTGTGATGGGCCAAGTTACACCTACTATGAGCCGACAAACTCGTTTGATGCAATCACAGATGTCAACTTTCCTGGCGCGGTAACCGTTGGCTACTTGGACAATCAGTTTATTTTTAACGAACCTGACAGCCAGCGGCTGTGGTCTGTAGATACGGTCAACCCCGCAACTGGCGACTACATCTATCCGCTGGTGTTTGACCCCCTGTACTTTTCTAGTGCTGACGGTTCTCCAGATAGCGTGGTGGCAATCAACTGTGATCACCGGCAGCTTTGGGTGTTTGGCACTGATTCAACTGAAGTCTGGTACAACGCTGGCCTTGCCAACTTCCCTTTAACGCCCATCCAAGGCGCTTTTAATGAGGTTGGCTGTGTAGCCGCTTTCTCTGTCGCCAAGCTCGATAACACCTTGTTCTGGCTCGGCACAGACGCCCGTGGTCAAGGTATTGTCTACAAGGCCAATGGATACGCCGCGCTTAGGGTTTCTACCCATGCGATTGAGTACGCGATTGCCCAGTACGGTAACTTGGCTGATGCGTTGGCCTACACCTACCAGCAAGAAGGCCACGCCTTCTATGTGCTGACGTTTCCCAGCGCCAACGCAACATGGGTTTACGATGTGTCCACCCAAGCCTGGCACGAACGCGCAGGGTTTGACAATGGCGAGTTTATGCGGCACCGCAGCAACTGCCAATGCAACTTTGGTGGCAACATTGTTGTTGGCGACTTTGAGAACGGCAACATCTACACGTTTGATCTGGATGTGTACGCTGACAACGGAGAAACCCAAAAGTGGTTGCGCTCATGGCGTGCGTTGCCTACCGGCCAGAACAACCTCAAGCGCACCGCGCAGCACAGCCTGCAACTTGACTGCGAAACCGGCGTTGGCTTGAATACCGGCCAAGGCTCTACGCCAGAGGCCATGCTGCGCTGGTCAGACGATGGCGGTCACACTTGGTCCAATGAACATTGGCGTGAGATGGGCGCTATCGGCCAGTACGGATACCGCACGATCTGGCGGCGGCTGGGCATGACTCAGAAGATTCGTGACCGTGTTTATGAAGTGTCTGGCACTGATCCTGTGAAGATTGCCATCATGGGCGCTGAATTGTTAATCTCACCGACAAACGCATAATGGCTGCACCTGCTACACAAATCCCTGCGCCTCGCGTCCCATTCTTGGACCCGCAGACGAACATGGTTTCACCACAATGGTTTTTGTGGTTCAACAATCTTTACGCTTTTACTGGCAACGGCGTTGGCATATTAGCAATAACAAATGGTGGCACGGGATTGGGGACCACTCCTAGTAACGGTCAATTGTTGATCGGCAACGGGTCAGGGTATTCCCTTAACACCTTGTTTGCTGGCGCTGGTATTTCTATCGCCAACGGCTCTGGCGCGATTTCAATTGCAAATTCTGGCGTGCTGTCAAATCTCGCAGGAACCGGCATTACAGTGTCTGGTGCCACCGGCAACGTCACAATAGCCATTGATAGCACGGTTGCAACGCTGAATGGGAATCAGACGTTCAGTGGAACAAACACCTTCAGCAATGCCGTTACCCTCAACGGTCAAAACAAGGTAGGCGGAACTTTTGGTCGCGGTGCGCCAGTCACTAAGACAACTGACTTCACGTTGGCTATTACGGAAAATTGGGTCATCAACAACAAGTCAGGCTCTACCTGTATAGCAACCCTACCGGCAGCATCATCTTGGGTGGGGCGCGAGGTAATGTTTCAAAATTACCAAGCTCAAACCTTGGTTTCAGCTTTAAGCGATGTAGTGCCATTGGGCGGCGGCGCGGCTGGTACGGCAATCTTACCGGCCACTGTCGGCAAGTGGGCAACATTGGTGTCAGATGGCACCAATTGGATTATTATGCAGGCGGGATAACAAATGATTAGTCATCACTTTGGTGCTGGTGTCTATGCTAAAGAGGCGCGTATCCCAGCGGGAAATATTCTTGTGCAGCACAAGCACAAGCATGATCATCTGTCAGTGTTGGCTAGTGGATCAGTCGAGTTGATCGTTGATGGCGTTAAGTCCGTTGTTCATGCGCCAGCGTGTTTGACAATTCAAGCAAACAAGCACCACGGCGTAAAATCGCTAACAGAAGTAGTGTGGTATTGCATTCATGCAACTGAATGCACCGACACAGATGAAATAGACGACGTATTAATCGTTGCTGGTGATGATGCCGAAATGCACACACTAGCTGAAAGTTTAAAGGAGTAGATTATGCCTTGGTCATTTATCGTACCTGCTGCGGTATCGCTGTTTACTGGTTCTGAAAACCGCAAAGCCGCATCGCGTGCTAGTGACACTGCGACACAAGCGTCTGAACGATCTCAAGCACTTCAGAAAGAAATGTTTGACAAGCAACTTGAGTTGAGCGCGCCATACCGTGAGGCTGGCGTAACTGGTCAAAACCGGCTGATGGAATTGCTTGGCCTCGGCGGGAATGCTGGTGCTGCTGACTATGGCAAGTACGGCAGGGATTTCAGCATGGCCGATTACCAAGCAGACCCTGGCTATGCTTTCCGGCTAAGTGAAGGCATGAAGCAGCTAGGCCGCAATGCTGCTGGCCGTGGTGGCCTGATTTCCGGTCAAACTATGAAGGGTTTACAAGACTATGCCCAAAACGCTGCATCGCAAGAATACAGCAATGCTTTCAACCGCTACCAAACCAATCGCTCAAACCAGCTTCAACCACTAGGTAATTTGATGACTTCTGGGCAAAATGCTGCTGCCGGTGCTGGTGCCCAAGCTGGAACTTATGGTTCTAACGTTGGCGACTTAATGGTAAACAGAGGCGAAAATCAAGCCAATGCTTTATTGGCCGCACAAAGATCAAATGCGTCAAGTTATGGGGATATTGCCAAACTGTATGGTCAGACAAGCCCTAATTTTGGAAGTTTGTTTGGTGGCGGTGGTGGTGGTAGCACTAGCGGCAACGGCTACTACTCAACTTAAATACGCGAGGTTCTAATCATGGCAGTAAATTACGGACTTTTGGAACCTGTAAACATTGCAGGGAACATGATGGCTGGTCAGCAACAGGCCCAGCAGAATCAACTCGCACAGCAGCAAGCCGAAATGCGCCAGCAAGAATTTGGAATGCGTAAGCAAGAATTTGACGCGCAGGCTGAAGAGCGTCAACTTAAACTTGCTGATTACAAAACCAAACAAGCAGGGTTGGATAAATTTCTTGAGTTGAGTGTGGCGAACGGAAAAACTGGTTCGCCAAAAGAAATGGCTGGTAGTTTTTATGAGTATGCATTAACGCAAAGAGACCCTCAATTGATTATGGCTGCTCAAACAATGATGCAGGCGGCTGATGAACGAGAAAAGTACGATGCTATTTCTAAAAGCCAACAACCTATTCCCGCACAGCAAGCACCCGCACCAATGGCCGGTGGTTTGGGTACGGGTACGTATGGCTTGGACAACATACCTGGAATGCCTAATGCACTTGCTTCACGGGCAGCAGCGCCTATGAACGCTCTTGCGGCGCAAACGGCAGACCCTGTAGCGGCTCTTGAAAGTAGGATCGCCGAATTGCGAACCATAAACGACCCCCGTGCCCAAGCTGAAGCCACACGCTTGCAAAAACAAGTTGATGAGTACAACAGGGTTCATTCTGTTGGTGGTAGCTTGATGACTGGAACTGGCCGAGTAATTGGGACTGCGCCTAAAGAAGCAGCAAAAACCATTGGAACTGTTAATCCGGGTGACTTTACGTCAGCTTCCGTAGCAAAATTTAATGTCTCAGGCAATTACGCAGACTTGGTTGCTAAACCAATTGATCGTGTTGCAAAAGATGATCCAAAAACTACCGTTGCATTCCGTGAAGTTGACAACGCTGGAAACGTCACGTTTTACAATAAATTTGGTGAATCAATAAGCACACAGAAAGGCGCAGGAAAACCAAGCGCCACATTTGAAAAAATTACGGCACAACGCAGTCAATTAGCAAAAGACCTTACGGCAGCAATTACAGAACTTACAAACATTACCAAAGACGGTGGATTGATTGACCAATCTACTGGAAGTGGTGCAGGGCGTTTAATAGACCTTGCGGCTGGTTTTGGTGGAAAAGCTATGCCAGGTGCAATTGCAGCAGCAAAACTTGCGCCAATTGCAGATTTGGCGTTAAAAATGATTCCGCGTTTTGAAGGCCCACAATCTAACGCAGACACAATATCTTACAAACAAGCCGCTGGTCAACTTGCCGATTCAAGCCTACCAAATGAAATCAGAAAAGAAGCTGGTAAAACTGTGCTGCGTTTGATGCAAAGTCGTAAAGATCAATTTGTTACGCAAAGTATGTTAGATGAAGGTACTGCTGCACCTGCTGCTAGTAGTGGCGAATGGAAGGTGGTTAAATAATGGCAACTCAAATTTACAAGGTGCGCGACCCTAGCGGTGCTATCCGCGAAATTGAGGGGCCATCGGGCGCAACAGATGACCAAGTTATAGCAAAGGCCAAGGAATTATTTTCTACACCTGCTGCTGCACCATCTGGCGGTATCCCAGTTGGTCGCACTGCAAGCACCCAAGAAGGCACTATGGGTGCGTATACGCCACGTCGAGAAACGCCCAAACCAGGAATGTTTGATTTTCTGTCTGCCCCTTTTGAAATGGGTCAGGCTCTTGCGGCTAAACCTCGTGCTGAACAAGCTGCTTTTATTGAACCTACTGTTAAAGCGCTAGGTGCCGCAGGTGGTGGACTTGCGGCTTTACCTTTGGGGCCGTTAGGTTCTCTTGCTGGCGCTGGGGTTGGTTACGCTGGCGCAGAGGAATTGATGCGTTTAATAGGCGGTACAAACACACCTGAGACAATTCCACAAACAGCATTGCGAGTTGGCGGTAATGTGGGAATGGGCGCGCTGCAAGAAGTTGGTGGTCGTGTTGGTGTTTCTGCACTTGGAAAAGCCATAGAGTATGCTGGCCCTAAAATTGGAAAAATGATTAGCAGTACAGCTAACATCGTAATGCCATCAGGGTTAAAAACTTCTGGCATTTCAGAAGCATTAAACAATGATCCTGTACTCATGGGTCAAGCTAAAACTTTGCTTGAGCAAGGTAAAACAATAGAACAAACTGCCGCTATTCTTGGCCTTCCTGGCTTGGCTACGTTTGCACAAAGCGCAAAAAATGCAACTGCTGCCACTCAAATGTTGTACAACGAGTTGGCGGCAGCGGAACAAGCCGCCCTTAAAAATCAACTTACTACAGCGGCTCAAAATGTCAACGCACTAACCCAACGCAATTTGCCTGTTGCTACTGCATCTCCTACTGCGCCCCGTCGCGCAGTAACGCAAGCATTGGCTGGTGAAGCTGCAACATTGCAAGGTCAAAAAGCCGCAATGACCGGTCAACTTACGGCTCAACAACAAGCTGCTGAAGCCGCATTGGCTGCACAGCGTCAAGGTGTTGAACGTGGTATTGCAAACGTGAGCCAGCTTGAGACTGGTCAGGCATTGGCAAAAGCCAATGAGGAAGTGCTTAAAAACACCCAACGCACTGTCACTGGCCCCGCATACCAAGCTGCTTTTGATGCTGCGCCTGAAGCTACTATTAACCTATCTGGTTTGGCTGGGACAGCCAAAGGACAACGGGCTGAGTTGCTTACGCAACTTAAAGGATTGGCTCCTAACTCTGCCGCGCTGCTTGAGCGTTATGGGCCTAAAGAAGTAGAGACTATGGTTCAAGGTGTGCCGGTAAAGCAAACTATCCCGCCTGCACCTGTTACTCTTGAAGAGGCTCATGCCATACGCCAGGCTATCAACATTGATCGGGCAACTCTTAAAGGCTCCAATGAATCTGGCGCAAACATAACACGCGCTCGGCTAAACGAATTATACGACTCGCTCAATTCAGCTATCAATCGTGATGTTGCGCCTGAAGCTAAAGCATTGTTTGAAGATGCCAATACGCTATTTAAAGAACGCATTGTTGGCGTCCACCGGACCGGCCAGCCGTCTAATCTGACCCGCACTAGCACCCTTAACGAACCTATGCTGCGTCCTGGCGATATTGTCAGCAAGGCAATGGCTGATGAGGGAAGTACGCTGCAATTCTTAAAGATATTTAAGCAAAACCCAGCAGCAATGCAAAACCTAAAAACAGGCGTAGAAGATTTGTATCGTCAACAGGTTCTTGCTGGAGCCAAATCTGCTACACCTGAAGCACACGCCAAATTTATGTTTGACAACGCCAAACAACTTGGTGCATTGGATAGCGTAGGCTTGGGAATGACTAGTAGATTGAACCAGATTGGTGGTCAGATTAAAGGGCTTACTGCTGCCGAAGAAGCATTAGCAGCGCAAGGTAAGGCAATTCCTAGCAAAGTTGCAGAAACATTTAAAGCTGAAGACGAAGCGCTTAACTTGGCGTCAACTACGTTGGGCTTTAAGCAAACCGACAAATTGCGTTCTGCCATTGTTAGCAGTCCAGAAACAGCAAGTCAAGCATTGACGCGCATGGATGCGCCAGCTAAGTCATCGTTGGCCCGTGGAGTTATGCAAGACGCCGGTAAAGCAACTGACCCGTTAAAGCACCTTACTGACAACGAACAAGGCATTATGCGAGTGCTTAACGCGCATGATCCAAAAACTGCTAGAGCCACGTTTAATGCTGCCAAAGATGCAGCAGAATTGCTCCAAATTATTGAAAAAACTGGAAACAAGTTGGGCGTTACGGTTCCAATCAATGCAATGACTACACAGAAAAATCTCAATAATTTGACTAAAGGTTTTCCTGAAGTGCAAGCAGCAGTTAAAGACATTCAAACGAAGTTGGCGCAAGGTGAAACATTTGAAACCTTGGCTGCACAGGGCAAGCTAAGTAAAAATTCAGCACTTAAATTGTTTCGCGAGGAAACAACGCCTCACATATTTCCATTAAACAAAGTTTGGTCTATAGCCAACGCAATATTGGGACGTTTAGAAGGTCGAATTGACAAAAAACTGGCTGTTGAAATTGCCACCGAGCTTTCTAATTCTGCAACCGCTGCTACTGCTGTTGGCAAAGCGCAAGCCAAGCAATTGGGCATTGGAACTACAAGCAAAGAAGCCGCTAGAATACTTCAGACATACGCAAATCCCTCTGCTGTAGGGCAATCCACTAACGCACTGATCGGCCAATAATAATGGACAACCAGCAACTATTGAACATTGGACTCAGCACCGTCATGGTCGTTATTGGCTGGTTTGCCCGTGAGCTTTGGGCAGCGGTCAAAGAACTGAAAGCTGATTTGTCTAAAATGCGTGAGGACTTGCCCAAGGTCTATCTTGCCAAGGATGACTACAGGTCTGACCTGAAGGACATTCGGGATATGCTGGGCAAGATTTTTGACAAGCTGGACGCAAAGCAGGACAAATAATGGACCCCTTCACAGCCTTTGCCACCGCCCAGGCTGCGATTAAAGGAATCCAAGCAGCCATCAAGATGGGCAAAGACATCGGGGCCATAAGTGGCGACCTGATGAAATTCTTTGAGGCCAAGGACGTTGTTGCTAAGGCCGCTACCAAACCCAAGAAAACGTTTGGGCAGTCAGACACCGCGCAAGCCTTTGAGTCGGTCATGCACGCCAAGATGCTTCAGGATGCTGAAGATGAGTTGAAGCAGCATTTGATCTGGTCGGGCCAGGCTGATGTGTGGCAGGCCATCATGGTCGAGCGTAACAATATTGTGGCCCAGCGCAAGTCTGAAGAAATTGCGGTGGAGAAGGCCAAAGCCAAGCGCAAGAAAGAGATTGAGGAAGCCATCACTATGGTGTTGCTTGCCATTGCCGGTGCAGGCTTGGTGACCTTGGTTGCTTGGGGCACTGCGGAATACGTTGCATTTATGGGGAGACATTGAAATGGAAACGCTACTCAACCTGCTCAAGGGCATCGCCCCTGCCGTTGCTACTGCCGTTGGTGGCCCTCTCGGTGGCCTTGCTGTGTCTGCTATCGCTAGTAAGTTTGGCGTTGAGGATAGCGTCGAGGCTGTGGCAAAAGCCATTGCCGGTGACCCAGATGCGGCTCTAAAACTGGCCGAACTAGACCTGCGCCAGTTTGAACTTGAGAACGCAGACCGAGACTCGGCACGGCATATGCAAGAGACGGCCTTGACCCAGGACGATTTGTTTGCCAAGCACTTTATTTATTGGTTTGCCTGGTTTTGGAGCGTAGGCTCAATGGCCTATTTCTTTGCCATTACTTTTGGCACGGTGCCTGCAAGCGGCAAAGACTTTGGCAACATCATCTTGGGCTTCCTACTGGGCACTGCCGTGGCTACCATCATCTCCTTCTTCTACGGTAGTTCCAAGTCCAGCAAGGACAAGACCGAAGCTATGAAAGGTGGATTGAAATGACCCCGCACTTTACCCTTGCAGAACTTACCCACACAGATCACCGGACGCTGGACAACACACCCAATGATTCAGAACGCGCAAATCTACAACGACTGGCTGAGTTTCTGGAGTTGGTCAAGGTGGCGCTTGGAAATAAACCCGTCATGGTCAACTCCGCCTTCCGATCTAAAGCGGTCAATGACGCCGTCGGCTCCAAAGATACGTCCCAACATCGAGTGGGCTGTGCTGCGGACATCCGTGTTCCCGGAATGACCCCCGATCAGGTGGTGCGGGCCATTATTGCTGCGGGTTTACCCTACGACCAACTTATCCGCGAGTTCGACGCCTGGACGCATATCAGCATCCCCAACCACTCCAACCACCCGCCCCGCAGGCAGGCGCTTATCATTGACCGGCAGGGAACCCGTCAGTTTGCGTAACTCAACCATTGCGTCCTTAAAGTCGCCCTGCAACTGCATGATGTAGTCCTGCTGCTCCTGCATCTTTAGGTACGCTTCCAAGGCAAACTTGGCAAGGTTTGCGTTTGACCATGCGGCAAAGTTAGGTGTGTCGCTCATCTTCTTTTTCCATGTTTCGTTTTGGTAACGGCAACCAGCCGATACACCAGTCACGGTGCCAGATTCCTGTTGTGCATACGCCGCCATGCGTTAGCAGCAGCACCTTGGTGTTTTCTGGTGGCTTAGGGTCGCCAGCGTGAGGGTAGAAGAACTCCTGCCCACCGGCAAAGTAGCGTTCTTCCATCACATTCCCCTGCTCTTGTATTTTTGGTGTGCGTCAGCCCCTGGCCGCACCGAACCCATTTGCTCTGGCCGGTACGCTGGGCGCTCCCACAAGCTCATGTCCGGTGAGGGCGTGGGGGGTATAGTGCGCGTGGGGTCAACTTCGTTAAGCAGCTTTCGCAGTTCCCGTGCTTTTCTTTCTTCTGCCCAGTTTCGTACTCTCAT